GTCAATTATCGAGTTTCTTACTAAGTCTGTTCTGGATATAAATAATGCTGTAGCCATTTCTTTTTATTTTCTATAATTAGGGTCTAAACTCCACCAGTCATTTTTAGGCTGTGCAACTTGAGCAACTTCAGGAACATTAGTTTCTATCTCTGCTTCTTTTTTTAGACTTGGGTCTAGTGCTGCAATTTTACGTCTAGCTTCTGTGACTGTTATTCTTTTATTGTTTTTCTTTAAATATGTTCTACGTTCCCAGTAATGCTGACAATTCACTCCACCTTTGTAAAGCCATAGATTATATGTGTTTGAACCTTTAGGAGCTAATTCAGAATTATCAGAACTTTCTTTATTTAAATCCTCCATACGGTAAACCTTTTTAGCTGACCACATTTTACGACAAAATTCTCTTTGTGGATTATTACTACCGTAGTATCTGTATCTTACTTTTATAATGCTAGTATCCTGAGAACTTTTTTTGTTAGGTGTACTAGTAGGAACTGAAGCTAGTTCTGTAGCAAAGTTTAAAGACTCGTTTAATATTTCGTCATATTCATTAGCAGGTCTACTGTCTATTAAATCATAGCCTTTCATTTCTTCATCTTCTCCTTTGTCCTGTAACTCTTCTAAAATAGCTTTTGTTAAGTTTTCTGTAATATTTAACGGAACACAGTTAGGAACTTCTTTACCATCTTTAATTTTAGTGCCTATTTGTTCGTACCCATCCCAACAAGGAGCTTTAAGGTCAGTATGTGTTGGACAAGGCATATACCAAGTCTTACCGTCTTCTTCGTGTTCGTGATAGCCCATACATCCCATCTCGTTAGCTTTGTTTTCAGCTTCTTCTATAGTTTCATATACTTGTTTTCCGTCTATCTTTTTAAAACTAAATTTTTGACCTGTCTCTTCTTCTATTTGTTCCTGATTAGTAGCATTAGACAAATCGTTAAATTCTAAAGGTTGTAGAGTTTTAAAGTATAAATTAAGCACTACATCGTTATAAGCTAGTATTCATCGAAAGCATTTAATAACATCTGCTGAAAAGGTCTAATAACTGTATTGTCCATAAGCGTTGAAGCTGTAACAATTTCGTCAGCATTATTTCCGAATCCTGTCATATCCTTAATTCCAAATAAAATTGGACTAGTAACCCTGTGAGCTACCATTATTTTTTTCATTGACTCAGTAGATAAAAATTCATATTGCTGTGGAGCATCACTTAACTGTACTGTCTCCATAGTTGCAGCAGAATCTGCAGAATCGTTAAAAGCTAGTATAAATCTTCCTGCATTACTAGTACCCTGGTATTTTGCAGCTATCTTTTGTTCTATAATATTTCTTTCTTCTTCTGTAGGAGTTCCGTTGTTAAAATTAAGAAGCATACTAGGAGCTAATCCGTTCATTATATTATTTAAATGATAGTTAGATATTTCTTCTTCTAACTCTGCATATTGTAAACCACCTTGATAATCTGGTGTACTATAATAATACATACCAGCAACATAAGGTTTAACATATAATATCTCAATTGGTTGAGGTGTACTTGAAACACCAAAAGCTGGTATTCTTAATGGTCTGTCACTTGGCTTTATATTTGCCCAATCTGGATGATAGTAATATGCTTGTACTTGTTTATCGCCTTCTCCACATTTTTCTGCTCTTAAAGTTTCTATTGGCAAGTGTTCTACTTTAGCAATAGATTGTTTATCTTTTGAATAAATTACTTGTATTGCACATTGTCCAGTTAGTTTTAGATCGTATGATAATTGTCTAACAACATCTTTTTTAAATAAAGATATCATTCTTGCATAACTCTCTGGTTTCTTTGCACTATCAGTTGCATCTAAACCTTTTCCATATATCATTTGAGATATACCATTTACACAAGCATTATTTGTAGCACTTCCGTTAAATCTGTCTATTAGAAACTGAAAGTAATTATTATCTGCTCCAAATTCAACCCATTCTTTTGATTTAGATTCTACAATTTGTGGAGATGTGTAAGTAGATAAATTTACAAAACTAACTTTAGAATTGTTTTTATTTGCTGCTTTTGGCTTTCTGTA